CCTCCTCGTCTGGCTTGCCTTCATCCCAAATAGCAGCATGAAGGCTTCTCATTGTCTTGTTTACTGCCGTACCGCCGAAGGGGTATGTCCCCTTTTTAATATATATTGCCTTCTTTATCGGATGTACATTCTGGAGCTTGTTGAAGGCTATCATGCGGGTAAGGATATCGAAGTGCTGGAGCGAGGGCTCAACCGCATAAACATCCTTGGCAAACTGGGAGAAGTAGTAGGAAGTAACGCCGACATTGGCTCCGATATCAAGGATAGTTAGGCCCTTCTTTCCGCCAAGTATCGGATCATAAACGCGGTCTCTGTAAACCTCCGCCATCTGGTGTCCTATGAAGTTTGTTTCTATTGGTGTATTGAAGAAAATGGCATTTATCATGTAAAGAAAGCAGGTGGAGTCTCCGGTCCCCACCTGCCTCCTATCTATACACCCAAAAATTTGTATGTCAAATTTCTAGGCTGCCACTACTACTGCCGAACCAATCGCCATATACGGGTTGTATATAGCTGCTCTGGTACCGGAAGCCGCCGGTGATACATAAACGTTCGGGTCGGTCCCTACCTGTGTAAACCCGATTACGGTTGTATCGTTTACAAGAACGGGGCTGTTAGCCTCCACCGAACCCCTGATAGCAGAGGTTATGGCAAAGCCCGTCCCATTTACCAATCCGAAGTGACATCGGTTGAACATGGTATATTCCTTCGCCCCCACACCTGTGGAGAAGATGGTTTCAGTTACCGATCCAGCAAATATCTTGAAAATGCTGTCGTTGAATATCCACCTCTTGTTTCCTGCGCCGCCTGCGACCAGGGGAGCATTGCCTGCCGATTCGACGGCGGTTCCCGTTACTGCGAATACGCAGTCGTCAAACCTCGCGTCGTGTGCAGCAGTACCCGCACCCGCGACCACCGGGGGAGTTCCCCAAAGGTCCTGGGTGTTCTCAAAGACTGCATCGTGCGCCCAGAAATCGTGCGCGCTAAGATATGCAACCCCGTTTGTCATAGTACCCCCGTCATTAGTTCCGAGCGTACCCACAAACCTGATACCTGCCACCTCGCAGGCATTACCCGTCACATACAAAAGCTCAGTGTCGGGAGTAGTACCCATCGAATCCTCGATTGTTACAGAGTAGCTGTTTTTCGACCTTGTGTAACCAAGTCCGATCAGCTTAAGCCTGTCTTTATCAAGGTCAATAGCGGTTCCTGCCGACCATGTGCCGTTTGAATCCTGAGGAATGATAAATACATAGTCATTGTTGTCGGTAACCGTTTTATCGATAGCCGTCTGAATGTCAAGCTTTACCACACCCCTGCCGTATGCTTCCACGCGTGTCGTGTGCTGAGCGTCTCCAGAGTTGGAAACCCAATAAACGTTACCGTTGGTAATAATACCAGCGTTTCTGATGTCCGTTATCGGGTCAATCTTCCCTCCAAACGCTACATATGGATCATGTTGTCTTAAACTCATAATATCTCACCTCCTCCACGATACTTGTTAATTAAATATCGTCTCATCCTAATCTTTTGCCAGGGTGTTAGCCCGGCAATTCTAGCCAGTTCGTCTAAGTTTAGCGGCGCGTATTTCCGCCGCCTCACGGATTTTCTTCTTCGTGGCATCTCCTATTTTTGCCCTTAAAACATCGGCGATTTCCTCGCCCCTTAGCCGGGCAGTCTCCTTCCTGCCGAAATAGTCAACCACCTTAGAGCTGGTTTTGCCACTTTTAAGGCTGGCCAGGTATTGTGCTACCGCAGAAGCCCTCTCCCTCACGTTCTCCGAGCTTTCCCGCCTCTTTCTCTCGGAGAGGCGCTTTGAGTTCTTTATGGTTTCTTCGATAACCCTTTTATTGTGCTCAGGGCTGAAATCCGGGTCGGGATCAACCGGCACAAACCTCCAGTCCTGTTTTTGTATATCCATGTTACTTAACTAGCCCGCTAAGCTGCTCGAATAGCGAGCTAGGTAAAGCCGATTTGATTCAAGGTGTCAGCTAACTTATTTTGTTTGTTTCGCCTTGCCTCTCATCGATGCTCAAATCGGCCAAAGCACCGTTAGTCAGTCTTTCTCGTCTCCTTTGCGTTTGCAGCGGGAGCAAGACACATCATATTTGCAAACCAAGCAATAGTTGCCTGATATTTGATAGTGTTTTGCAACCTTAGCAATGCGCCGGCATTGGGTTCTTCCAGCCAGTCAAGGTCAGAAACCTGAGTAAGAGTCCATGTGTCCATATCAAGGATAATCACTTCCCCATCGGGAACCATGTAATCCAGGAACACGCCAACCCTACCGGCTCCTGCAGCAAATTCAAGACCGGTCCATCCACCCAAAAGGTCTGCCGAGTTGACACTTCTCCTCATAGCGGTCAGAAGATCGCCATATTTCTGGTAAAGTGTCACATTGACAAAGATCGCGTATTGGTCTTTCGGCGCGGAGTATTCGCGTGCCTTAAGATATGCGCTTTCCATTCGGGAGAGGGACAAAGCCTCAGAAGCTGAACCGAACTGTGGAGTCCATCCGCCTGTGCTTCTTGCGACTCCAGCATAAGTGCTTGAATCTGTCGAAGAAGACAAAGCTGCTCCAATTCCGAGGAATTCGTTGGTACCTGCACCTTCACCCGAACCGTCAACAATGTAAATAGAGTCGCCAGCCACAATAGCCGGTGAACCCGTCATTACAACGCTAGTTCCGGTAATCGACGCAACTGTACCAAGGTCTACACCTCCTGTACCGATTGCGAGAACCTGTCCGACCGCAAGATACTTGTTCGGGGTAATGTCCCCGTTAATAGTACCGTACCTGTCCTGGACACGTCCGTCATCAACGCCAGTACCGGAAGCAACAACCTCAATCGCAGCCGTACCAGCACCGACTGATCCGCCGGTATTCCTGGCCTGAGCTACGACACCAATTCCATCCCCATATAACTGCCGGTTTACATGCCTTGCAAAGTCTACAAGCAGCTTGTCGGCTTGTGCCGAAAGCATATTTTCTACAGCGCCTTGGGATGTCTTGGTCGCATCGATTGTCAATTTTGAGATATCGAACGCACCTGTGACGATCTCCACAGGAACAGTTCCCCTTGTAGTAGACCTTCCCGAGTTGCTTGTGTTTACGTTGTTCCCATCGTCTGCCAAGTTTGAAACCCCACCGTGTCTACCCGACCAGATAGGTGCCACAAACTCGTCATTCATAAACTGTACCCCAGCATTCCTCTTCATCTGATCCAGAAGGATGGTCTGCTTCGGGAAGTTATCTTGTATATAAGGCAATAAAACCTCTTTCAACGCAGAAGATACGTTTGTAAGTTGTATAGCCATGTTACTTTATATATTCACCTCCCTTCTTTTATTGACCCCCTTCGCCATATAAGGCGGACTTTAGTACGTCACGGAGGTCTTCACGGTTGGAGGGAACCTTAAACTCGGGCTTCTTTGCGCCCGCTGTTGATTTTGTTTCTGCTAACATGGTTGGTTTCTTCACCTTATTTATTCTTTCCTCTTTCCAGGCTTCGAGTTCCGGCTCAAACATCAGCTTGTATGCCTTCTCGGGGTCTTTCGGATTGGCCGGATCGGACATAAATTCCAAGAGTTTCTGCGGCTCAGCCGTTGGCTTGCCGTCTCTCTTGGCTTGCCTCAAGACCTTATTAACGTTCGCCAGCATCCTTTCGCCTGCCCTATTCTGGTTATAAACGTCCTTGATTACCTCTTTAACCTCAGCCAGAGTCGGGACATCGTACTTCTTAAGTTCTGCAAGCACCTGCGCCCGCATTTGCTCGTCGTTGACTTGCTCCTGCGAGGGAGGGTTCTTAACCTTTTCAAGCTCTTTCTCATATTCCCCCAGTTTCTTTTTGTATTCCCCGATCCTTTCGCCTCGTTTGCCCCAGCTCGTAAGGATTTCGTCTACAGGTTGGCCTTGTTTCTCTTCAATCTCTCTGAGCCTCCGGCCTGCGCCTACCAGCTCTTCAAGCTCCTCCGACGTAAACTCGGTTTCCCCCACCTTAACCTTTTCAGGTTCCGGCTCTTGGGCTTCCTCAGCCTGATCTTCAAAAAATTTTGCTATATTGCTCACCTCCCTCCGACACCCTATCGGGATCGATAGTTACGGCAAATAAAAAACCCGCCTTCGCTCAGACTCTCATTCTGAGAAAAGGCGGGTTCTTTACTCCGCTGACTTATATTACATTAAAGGCTTACCTATGTCAAAGTCCCACGCCGGTAAGCAACCTCCATGCGTTTGCGGTTACTGCTGGTGCCGCCCCCGCACCAAACCTTCTTATCTGTGCCAGTGAAGGGTAAATTATACGAGGGTGGGATATTGCTGACGTTTCCGTAAGTGTCCCATTGCTTCCCCCGATTAGCTCAATTTCTGGAGATGTTCTGCCCATAAGTGGAAGATACAAGACTAAACCATTGGGTATAAACAGGGGAGAATATGCATCTCCCAAAATAGCCACCTCACCTGAGGTTAGCACCCTATCCCAAATAGCAATTTCTGCCATTCTACCATCATGATATTGTCCACTTCCGCTGTCAGACCCCAAGTAAAAGTTAGTTTGTGAATAACTATAAGTACCAGAGGGAGTTTCCCTTTCAGTTATACTTTGTGAAGCGCCATCTTTATATATAACTGGGTTATTTCCCGTGCTTCCTGCATCGTATGTATAACAAAGATGAACCCAACTGCCAGTAGAAGGTTTTGAAATGGACCAAGAGCCAGTACCCGTACTCCATCCATGATCTGCAAAAACTAATCCGAAACCGTCGTCAAATTCCCAATCCCAATCTAAGTTAGGCCATGCATTCCCATTTTGCATAATTCTACGATATTGAGCAACGCTATCAAAATAAAACCATCCCGCCACAGACCGTGTTGTTAATCCAACTTGAGAAGCCGCTAGAGTCAAATCAATATCGTCGTTTGAACCATCGAAATCTCTTGCCATCTCATTTTATTTCATCTTTAATTGCCTGTATAAACTCGTCTTTTGTAATCTTTTGTCCGCTTGAAAGCCTTAGATTTATTATTTTAATTAAGGCTGTCATTACATCTTTTAATCCTGCATCGCCCAATTCTTTTACCGCATCAATCCTGTTCTGTAGCTCTTGTGCATCAACAGCATCCTTCTCCGACTGTGTCATCTCAATCACCCTATCGCCGTCAAGTTTCCAGTATTTTCTCGGCACATCGGTAACTGCCGATACATCAGGATTTATTATCCAGTCGGTTTCAGGATATTCTGGCGTATTGACCGAAGTCAAATAATCCAGTGTTGTCCTGTGAATTACACTGCTCATGTTTCCTTTATTTCCACGAATACCAACTCCATATCCCCCACCAAGTTATCTGTGCTGGTAGTGCCGTCCGCGTCCCTTGTTATCTTCATCAGGAACGCTTCCCCTGCTGCAACGCTGTCCATGTCCGCACCATCGGTAAAGGTAACGGTTGCATAATCCACCTCACCCGTTGCGCTTGCCGTAGTCGGATTGGCATTGTTGGCTGCTGCAAAAGCCTTGCTGTCCAAGTCGTCGGCGTCATCGGTAATACTCATAAACGCCACATCAAGCGAGATAGTTCCTTCCGTAGCCGTTGTCGCCATCCAGCCTACGGTTACAGTAATACCACCAGCAGCATAATTTCTGGGCATAAAGCCATAAAATACAGCACTCTCATCGGTTGAGTCGTCAAAATCAAGCACAAGATAGCCGTTCCTCGTATCCAGCGTTGCATAAGCAGAAGCGGGGGGCATATTTGAGTGTGGTGTGAATGTTGCTAGTGTATCTCCGCTTGCCATATTATGCTGTAGCCTTGTAATAATTAACCGCTATGTATGCCGTTCCTGCCTCGGCGAATTCATAGCATATCTCCGTGTTCGTCCCTGACTGTATCGGAAATGAGAAGTCTCTTGCAATACCCCCGCCGGGCGTAAACCTGCCCCTTGCCAGCACCCCCGCACCCGTCAGCGATGTGCCATAGCCCACATAGATATCCGAAGTCCCCGAATGTTGTACTACTTGTAACCCGGTAACATAGTGATAAGTACCCGCCCCGCTTACGGCAGATAGTGTACCGAATTGCGAGCCCCCCGCCGTGCCAAGAGCAGATACCGTAAGAACTTGGTTGGTAGGCTTAGGATTTATTTGAACAGTTCCTGCTTGCAGTGTCCCTGCGTTATGTACCACCGCAACGTTTGAGATAGACCCGAGTGTGCCCATCCCCGTTACCAAGCCGACCGTGCCACCGGGAAGGTTTGAAAGCGTACCTATTGATACTTGGGGAATGGCCGCAATCGTACCTGCGTTGTGAACCTTAGCAATGTTTGAGATTGATCCCAGCGTTCCCACTCCCGTCACCAGCCCCACCGTTCCACCCTCTAATCTGGTTATTGTTCCTTTTACCAAGTTGGCGACCGATGTTACTGAAGTTACCGTACCTGCATTATGTATAACCCCGATGTTGGCAAGTGATCCTCCTGCGATACCCAGGACAGTACCCACACTTGTTACCGTCCCTGTAAGTATGTTTATGCTCCCGTTTGTTACGTTAGAAACCACACCCACTCCCGTTGTTGTTCCCGAGCTTTGTATTGTACCAGTCAATATATTTACCGAGCCGTTGGTTATGTTTGATACGGTTGTTAGAAGGTCAAGCGTTCCACCCGTTGACTCGCCAATTGCTATGGCAGGCATGGTTCCAATCTCGTGGATGTAGGCGATATTGGCCAAAGAGCCGGTGGTAACCGTTCCGGTATCAAGCGCCAACGTTGGTAGTGTTCCTACCGAAATCTGCGGCACCGTTCCCACACTGACTTGTGGCAGTGCCGCTATCGTTCCGGCGTTATGTACCTTCGCTATGTTAGATATCGAACCCAGTGTCCCCACGCCAGTTATTAGGTCTACCGTTCCCCCGGTTAAATCTCCCAGCGTTGTGGTGGTGGTAACCGTTCCCTCAATAGCAGTGATTGTCCCGCCAACTATATTAGTAACCTCCGATACAGCGTCTACCGTGCCACCCGGCAAGTCGGAAAGCGTGCCTGCCGTTACGTTAAGCGCGGGCAGAGTACCCACGCTGATTTGTGGTATTGCTGCCACAGTTCCCACCGTCATTACTACCGACCCAAGCGGGTCGGGCAATCCTGCTATGGTACCCGCATTGTGGACTTTTGCGATGTTGGATATGGAACCAAGCGTTCCTATGCCTGTAACAAGGTCCAGTGTTCCGCCGGGAATATCTGTCATTGATACTGAAGCTGTGGTTGTGACAGTACCTTCTATGGCGGTTATCGTTCCCCCCACAATGTTGGTTACTTCGGACACAACGTCGAGCGTGCCTCCAGGTATATCAGTCATTGCAACCGAGGCAGTAGTTGTGACAGTCCCCTCTATCGCCGTAATGGTTCCGCCGACAATGTTTGTAACCTCACTTACCACATCAAGCGTACCACCCGGGGTATCACCAAGCGTTACCGATCCCGCTGGGCCAAGATTATAAACATACATTGCCCCGCTGCTTTCCCTTACACCAACTGGCAATATCTTGGCAGTACCGCCAGTGTCTGCCGTCCCAAGGCTTCCGACTACACCCATCATTGTGGGAATACCGCCCCCAAAGTGTGCCTGGTATGGACCTGTTGCTTTTGTACTCATTTCTTCTTAAGCGGCCTGTATTTAATCGTTGGAACTTCGCGGATTGCCTTGGGCAGGTGTCTGCCCTTGGAATACCTTATCTCCGGCCTGTCTTTCTCCCTTATATTGCCGGTAGATATATCCATCTTTTTCGGCAATGCCCTTTTCTCCTCTATCTTCCTTTTCTCAAGCAGCTTGGTTGAACTCTGCGGCTTTTCGGCCTTATCGGATATCTTCCTGTTAAACACATCCATGTCCCTCACGGTGTAGAATAGCTGGCTTTCGCCTGCTCCCATAACGCTTATTCTCTCCACCTCGACACCATGTTCGGCGTAGAAGTCCATCAGGCTCTTTTCCCACTGGCTCAGGTGCTGAAACGCGTCAGTGTCAAGAAAGAATGTCGCTTTTATAATTACTGTTCTTCTTGCCATGTTATTTCTTGCCCTTTCTGGCCATCGAGAGCGCGATTGCCACCGCCTGCTCCTGTTTCTTGCCCTCTTTCATCAGTTTCCTGATGTTCTTGCCTACTGTTTTCTTTGATCCACCCTTGTGTAACGGCATATTATTCACCTTCCTCCAAACTTCTGCATCCCTTTTAGTAAATTCATTGCATAATCAGGGTTTGCCGGTTCATAGGTCTTTGCAAACCCGCCGACCTCCTCCTCACTCAGGGGCTTGCCTGTCCTGAACTGCTCATAATAAGGGCTTCTCTCGCCCAATCCGCTTATCGCCCTCTGTAGCACATCCTCTACCGACATCTGCGAAAACGCCTCGTTGTTTCCCGGATAGTTTATTCCCCAGTTGAGCATGTTATTCGGCCTGGTAATGTTAAGACCACCCGATGACTCAAGAATGGCAATCTGCGGAAGAAGGTAAGGATTGGCCCTGAATATCGGGTACTTCTCTGCCGCTTCGACAAAATCATCAATATAATCTTCAGCGGGGACCGGGTTGCCTTGGTTGTAGTCCTCTGCGTAAGATCTGAGCCCCGCCCTTATGTTCTCCTCTATCTCCTTCAGGTCCTGCTTTTTCGGCTTGTCCTTGGCTTTAACTATTTTAATTGCACTATCCACTGCCTTTTGCTCCTGCTGTTCGGGCTTGTCCTTGGCCTCAATTATATAAGTCTTCTCGCCCCAACCGATTGCTTTCAGGATTTTATCGATTAGCCCCTGCATTTTGCCCTCCTTGTGCCTTCATAATGTCGGTCATGGCCTGTGCCGCCCCCACCTTGGCCTTCTCAACGTCCCTGTCCTCGTTCCTGTCGGCTATGCCTGTATCTTTGATTACCTCGGCCATTGCCAGCTTTATCTTGTCCATCTGCGGGTCGCTTACCTGTCCCTGCTGCTGGAACTCATCCAGTTGCTCCATCACCTCGCTTACCGGCCCAAACTGGTATGCCTCAAGCAGTGTCTCAATGTAAGTGGTTACAACCTGCGGAGGTATAATCCCAAGCTGTGCAAGCTGTATCATGTAGTCACCCAGCTCCTTGGCTGCTGCCTTCTGCCCCTCCCTGGTATAGCCCAGCCCCGTCTGTACCTCAATATCCACGCGGTATTCCTTGCTTAACGGCGTTACGTCTCCTTCCACCGGCACCTTAAGCTCTTCCCTCTTGTCCATTGCGCTCTTTCCTACGATATCAAAGTAAGTGGGTTCACCTTTCTCAAGGTAGTAAACCGTCTGCGGTGTCACAAAGTATTTGTCCGCATAGTCAAGGAATTTCTCGGCTATCCTTTTTACCGCCTTCTTAAACTGCCTCTGGGCTATGACAAGGTTGGCGTACTCGCTCTCCTTAAGGCTCTCTATTGCCTTTGCCGCCTTAACGCCCTGCGGTATCTTACCCAGGGTTGTGGTGGATACCCCCTGCTCCTCGATGTACTTATCCAGAAGGTTTATATAGTTAAAGAGATGGGCCGGAAGCGGAGCCACCTGTGCCTGTACCGGGGGAACCGACTTGTACTCCACCACCTGTCCTCCCGCTGCATTGCTTAGGTTAAACTGCTCTCCCTGCCTCTTGAGCCATACGCCCACCGTCATGGTGTGAGCGTGCCTCTCAAGCCTCGAAACTATCATATCAAGGCTCTTGTTGGTGGGAATAAACCTTTCAATCAGGCTTACGCCGTACATGGGGCCGGGTTCAAGCCTAAGGTCCACAATCGGATATCCCGGCAAATCAACATACTTATCATATAGCTCTATATTACCTGCCACATATGCCTGCCGGTAGACAATGTCACCCTCGTTCTTGTCCTTCAGTATCTCCGCCCCATCCTTCTGCTTCTTGATAACCTTTGCATTATCGGCGTTAAGATGTTCCTTGAGGTATGCCTCCCTAAGGATAAGTGTAGCCGAGTTGTCATCATTGAACTCCCTGCCGTACTTGCCCTTCATATAGGCTTCCTTGATCTCGCTTGAAGCATGGCGGTTATCGGGGTTTATCTTATCCCTCTGCTCCTTGTCAAACAGCTCATTAGCCTTGATCTCGCTAATCACCTTCGGGTGGTCAATAAAGACATAAGGGCTGTCCTCAATCTCATTCAGCTCACCCATAAGGTAAACGTCGAAGGCGTCTCTTACCACAGTTCTTATCTTTTCCCTCTCAGCGTCTGGGAATATATGAAGGTAGCTGACGTAGTTCTTTGCCGATAGTACCGTCATTAAGGCCAATTTGCTCTCCAGCTCCTGAGCCTTGAATTCCTCCTCAATCCAGTGTCCCGCCCTCTTTGCTACGTTCTTTGCCTCGTTCATGGCCTGTTCGTACTCGGGGTAGGACATAACCATCTGTCCGGAGTTCGGATCAAGCTGTTGTACACCAGGATAATTCGCCTTCTCCACCTTTTCAGGGTAAACCACCGGCACGTAGTTCTGGCTGGTAAGCAGGTTTGCTACGCCCCGTATCTGCCTGCTTGCCTTGGGAATAGCCCTCATGGGCGAGTAAAGGCTTGCCTTCTCACTTAAGTCCACAATCTTGTTCTGGAGCCTTGAGAGATATCTGAAGTGGTGGCCGTCATCAAAGAAGTTATTGTCGTACCATCTCCTCTCAAAGTTCCGCCTTGAGTTCTTGGCGGTGTTCATCATGTCCTCAATGGCCTGTCCGATCTCCCGGGTTGTTACCCTGCTGGTGTCGTAATACTTTGTAAAGTCTTTTGCCATTATTCTTTACCTAACACATGCTCATCAAACTCGTCATCGCTTATATCACCCAAAGGCACCAAGTCCTCCGCCGTCTTGGGCGGGTTTACCTCTACCTTGGTCTTGTCGGCAAGCTCAAGGTTTACCAGTTCATCGCTGCTCCTTGCCACAATTGTGTTAACAAGGCTCTTTCTTTCCTTGCGGTTGTTCCAGTCCATCCAGCCAATCAGCCCTGAAAGGATGGCTATAACTGCTACCAATACCGTCTCCGTCATTTAACCAAAAACCTCGCTTTCCAATACTTCTCAAAAGGATTTGCTATGTGGAAGCTACCGCCCCAGTAAGGTATCTTGTCCAGGTATTTGAAGAAGCCGTATCTTTTCTTGATAAGCCTGATATAAACTTTTATTCCCTCAATCGTGTGTTCCTTATCCGCCCAGTCCTCTCCCAGCCTGTCCCTCAGCGTGTTTCTGGAATACTTGCTAAGGTTCTTCTCGATAACACCTATCTCCAGTCTCTCAAGCTTGTCTAGGTCTTCCACTCCCTTGATCGCCTTGGCCGTGTCCTTCAATAGAACATAGGGGATCATTGCCCCCTCAAAATAGTAATCCAGCGTGTTAAGCGCCATCAAATTCTGTTGTTGTTTCTTAGATAATGCCATATTCGTCTAAGGGGTCACCCCCTTCCTCATCCATTCCTTCGATTTGCATAACCTTCTTTGCATAGTATTTTTGTAATCTGGTCTTGGGTTTCTCAACCGCTCCCCGTGAGATTGCCGGCCTACTCATAAAAAAGTACCGATCCCGATCGTAACAGTGATCTTCTCCATCGGTGTTTACATCCTCCTCTTTACTGCGCTTAATATCATAAATGAGTGACGGAATCGTTCTAATCGTATCCCGGCAATTCTCGAACACTTGGTAATAGGGCTTGCCGTCGGATGCCATTCTTAATGCCTCTCTGTACCTGATTAGCCCGTTTATGCGGTTATTGTCGCCTCTAAGTAGTTTCAATCCCGATGCCATCATAATCTCCGCCGCCGACTCTCCCTCAAAAACATCGTCTTTAACCTTGCCCATTGCGGCCTTGTTCCAAAGGGATGGGTCACAAACCATATAGTGATAATCCTCCCATTTCATTTTCTTAATCTTTATCTTTATTAAGTTAGCCAACCTGGCCACCGAAAAGGGTGCTCCCGTCAATCCCTCAAAGTCCTCACCGTTCATATATAACTCGTCAACGAGATATGCCCTTCCATCATAGTTTTCGGTGTAGAACCCCACCGAAAAGGGTTTATTTACACCGTGATCGTATGCCAGCCACTTATTCCAGTCATGGGGGATTTCAAAGGGCTTAACAACGTGCGTATCGTAACGAAACTCGCTAAATACTTGCCCTGCGGGTATATTCCAGTCCCCAAACCTCCATGCCCTGTATAAACCTTTGTTGGTTTTTTTAAGCTCATCAAGCATTATTACGTACCCGGGGTCTGCATTGACTAACTTTGGGTTGTCTTCTATCTTGGCGTGAATAAAAATCCTTGCTCTGGATACCATTATCTTCTGCCCTGTAATGGGGTTTGTTACCTCACTTGTATAGGTGTAGGGCGTCCCCCAGGGTGCAATGTCTACAAATCTTCTTTTGACCCAGGCGTGTCCCGGCCCTCCGGGGTTGGTTGTCGCAAACACTTGGGGCTTAATATCCTCAATTGTTGATCTACAGGAAAATAATAGCTTTTCGTATAACTCCTCTTGGGGAATTAGCGTCAGCTCCTCAAGTACCATTCTTTGGTATTCCTGTCCCAGATACTGCTCATAGCTTGACGGGTCTCCCAAGTGGCCCGTTCTAAACACTGCCCCGCTCGGAAAACGTATCTCAGTCGGTTTATTGGCAAAACCCGCCCCTGTTGAACGGTACATTTGTCTTGCTCTATCTATCCAGTCGGCCAAGTCTTTATAGCTGCTTCTTATTACAAGCGCTCTGTAAAGCGGATTGTTAATGTGCCTTAGTAACCATGCCATTCCGGCGTCTGTTTTACCTCCCCCCCTAGCACCGCCGTATAAAATCTCAAACTCAGGCCTCTTTAGTGCCTCCGTCTGCGGTCCCATCTGGGGCTGCCATATTATTTTTTGATTCATAAATTTCGGGAAGCACCACCACACCAAGCGGAGCGCCGTCCTTTCCTGTCATCTCATGCCTGTCGGTTTCTACCATGTTATGATTTACTTTTAAGAGCAATTGAACAATGGTTGCATTTATCTCCTTACCGCCGAATATCCCTATTTTTGTAAGCGCTTCTTTCTGTTTCATTTTCAGTTCCCCCAAAGTGTGACGGAATTCTTTATGCTTTTTAGCCCATCGATACAAAGCACGCCTTGAAACTCCTATCCTTAAAGCCAATCCTTCTATTGTGGGTATCTCCTGATTTTCAGGAATAGCATACTCTATGTACTCCCTGTAGGTATTTATATATTCAGGCTTGTATTCACTTGGTCTTCCTATTTTTGCCATAAAAAAAGAGGCCACTCGTGCCTCTCCTCACTCTTGTGCCGGCTTTTTACCGGCTGATTTATAATACTATCAATGTCCTTGTTAGTCAAACTTTACCGTCCCGCTCTTGACATCATCTAGTTTGTGCAGGTTGCCTGCGCTGTGCCATCCGAAGCCCGCCGGTGTTTTCCAATCCTTGCCGTAATATATCTCAAGGTATTTCTCGGGATTGCCGGGCGTATTCCATTCCCTTCCTCCCCACTTTATCTTTCCCCAGTTCTTTCTCCTCCATATTGCCTCAGGCCACACAAGGCACTCGCTCCCCGTCAAATTGTGAAAGCCGTAGCCGTTCTTGAAGTAAACAAGATGTATCTCAAAATTGCCCTTGCCGATCCCTTTCAAGTCCAGTATCCCTATGCCTATGTCGGACGTGCGCTCGGCAAACTCAACCACACCCTTGAGTCTTTTCTTTGCCTCCTCGGTTATATCCTTCTTCAGTACCGCAAATTCAAATATGCTCCCGATTGGGTTCTTGTCTCTATATATGCCGAGGAAGGTTGAGGCCATCAGACAAAATGGTATCTTTGCCTTGTCCATCAGCTCTCCGGCTTTCAGTACCGGATGAATATCTCCTTCAGTCATTTTAAGCACCCGACGTAATCGTTGCAGATACCCACCAGTCCGTTCTCGTCCATCACATAGATGTTTGCCTCTCCGTCCCAGTGCCATATGTAATTCTCCGATGTCAGCGTGTAGTTCATGTTTGGCCCCTTGTCATAGAAGCAGTGGTATCCGTCCTTGAGCATTCTCCTCAGCGTTGTCCCGTCCTTGGCATGGCACCACAGTTTCTTGTCATTCAAAAAGTCTTCGTTTATTTTATAAGTAGGGTTATCGTGTCCCAAGTAATACTTGCCGTCTATATATCTTACGTCAATCTCGCAGTCAAAGCCCTTCTCCACAGCCGCATTGACATATTCCGGGCTGTTCTC